TGTTGTTGTTCGCCGTGAAAAGGATCTCGTACTGCTTTCCTGTTTCGCTACTGGTTTTCTTGTCAGTTACGACGTGCCGCTGTAGTTAGTGCTTTTTCAAAACAAGGCTATGCCTAATACACCGTAACAGAAACTTTCTCACCCCAAAACCTCCGAAATTCCTTAAACGATTTCTTCAACGTGTACAAGCTGCACACCAACGCATCCACATTAGGGCCGAAAGCCCATGGATGTCGCTCATGCACGGCGTCCACGAGTGCCTCCTGTACTCGACGGTCCTCGTAGTTCCTCACGCTGTCTTGGAAGGAAGTCCAACACTCCTTCACCATGTCGTGATCCTTCATGTCCCATCGTCCTAGCTTCACGGCTCGGCGGTAGGGATCGGCTGCGAGTTTGATCTCGCTGCCAACCTGCAAAATGTAATAACCGCAAAAATACCCCGTGTCGAAGTAGCTGGTCTTGGCCGTTCCGTTGAACAGCATGCCAATCTTTTCAGAACAGCCTTTGACACGTTCTTTGAGCCCTGGGGATGGAATCAATTGAATCCACGAGTCGTCGCCTAGAAACATGGCGGTCAGCACCTCCCCAGGCTTCAAGCCCAGACACCACGCCATTGCCGTCATATTCAGGACGGTATTTCCAAACGATGTCGTGACGTCCCCGGACTTTCGCTGCCATCTTAGGTAGACAACCAGTCCCAACGCGAACGAGATGTTCGAATGCTTGTAATGCCCCCGAGCCCATTCGTCTAACTCCTCTGGATGCATGCCGAGCAAAGAAAGCAAGGCAATATCCAGAGCTGTGGCGACACGCTCTTGCGACCGGTCGAAGTCTGAGAAATCATTCTCGACCGTTAGCGCGCCGAATGAGGCTTGGTAGTACATGTTCAAGAACACCTCGAGCTCGTCCATGTTCTTGCCCTTGTTGTACAAGATCTCGGGTCTGATGAGCGATCTAAATCGCTTGTCAAGTTCCCGGATGATTGAACCATAGTAAGAGTTGATCCTCTTGTTATGGAACATGATTGTCTGCACAGTGGGCAAAACTGTCTGTGGCTTCGTATCCGTGGCCACCTTAGGCGTCTTTTTCATGATGAACTCGTAGTCATCAATTCCCGCCGCAATCTCCTCCATCGCACAGGCGTGATCCATCTTGTCGAGCGCGTTCAGCGTCGCCGGCGTCTGTGCCTTCATCCAAGCCGCGAGGTGTTCCTTAGACGGCCTGACAAAATCAAACTCTCTTGCCCGCTGGCGCCAGTCTGGTACACCGAATGTATCCAGCATGTTCTCGAGCGCCTGCTTTGCGAATTCGCGATACCCCATCGGTGACGCGAATAGCTGCTGACCAAAATTACGCTTCAGCAGCGAGAAAAATGCCCCCTTGGCTGTGGGCTGCTTTGCCGGTGCGCAGGCCGTCCGGAGCTTCGGCCTCAACGACTTTCTCGGTTTGAGGACTGTGGTGAACTTGGACAGTGTTTGCTTGTAGTAGCCGTCCACGTTCGTCCTGATGTCGGCGTATTCCAACGCTGCAGCCTCAAACTCCGTGTTCATCTCACTGTTCCCTGGAAACGCATCGTTCAGCACTTGTTGAATAGTTTCCAGCGGAGCATCGTTCGTTAGACCAGGTGGAAAAGTCGGCTCTGGAGGTAACAAACCAGGTGGCTGCTCCGCCGAAACTTCCTAACACTTATCTGTCTGAGGCGAGGCGTGAGCACCGTATGCTGCCGCTAGGTCCTCGACGAGATTGAGACGATCGATAGTCATCTTGACCAGATCAGCATCAGCCGCTGTCTGTTCGACCGTCACATAGTCGAAGCGCTCCCTGTGTCGCGAGATTCCCACCACCAGTTGCTCAGAGTCTTCTCTCAAACGCTTGTCCATCTTCTTGGCCAATCGAACAAGAATGACGTGGTCATTACGACCGCCTTCGAACTCATTGATTGTCTGGGCGTTCTTGAACCCGGCTGCGATGAGCTTCCTCTTGTCGTCTTGAGTCCAGGTCAGGTACTTGGCCCCGTTGACCTTGGGGACCTCGCCACAGCCGCCCTGGATATTCCTCATGAAGATACTCTTGACAACTTTGTTGGTAGTCGTACATCCATTAGGGTAGTAGCCCTTGCCATCGCAGTCGTTTCCTTTGCCCTTAACATTGAGACGCGCGAGCGCAACGACAGTGTCTTGTGTCATTGTGTGACTCTCTGAACGACATTCGACAGTCCAGGCGAGATCATAGTCTTCCATTTCGTAGCCAGGAACGCGCGGCTTGAAGCCCAGTTGCTGCCTGTCGCCGTAAATCCTGACATTGCGTGCTCCCACGAGCTCGGCAATGTAGACGAGCAATCCCTTGTGACACATGAGACCTTCGTCGATGAAGATCGTCTTGCCGTATTCGCGTTGGCCCATCTCTCGACTGCCGACTGTGCGAACCTGCGTAGCACGCTTGCCTGCCTTGATGAACTTTTCTTGCAGGTCGTCTCGGCCACCAGTCGATACCACAGCAACGAGATCTGCCGGAGTGACAAGTCTGCAGATTTCAGAAGATTTACCACAACCAGGAACACCGTCGACCAGCGTGAACCTGCGCGTAGGGTCAACCTCGGTAATCCTGCGTTGCTGATGCACTTGCTGCAGCCGGTGAGACAGGTAGTCGTTCATCGCGTCCAGGTACAGAATCGTAGTTGCCTTGGTCCTTGCCTTGATGGCGTGCTTCTCTGCGTCGTACTCTGCCTCGATCAGCTCACCGTTGACACTGAAGTCTTCGTTAGGCGCGTAGACCGTGCTCAGACCAGTAAGAGCCTCCTTGCGATTTCCCATTCCCGGATCGAGATAGAAGTAACCGCCGGCCTTTTGCTCAAGAACTTGAGCACCTGTTGTCGGATAGCGATAGTCGACGTAGCGTCCCCGGGCGTCACCTCGAGTCTTGACATCGCGATAGACGTCGGCACAGAACTTCGTGAAGTGCTCGACATCCATCTTGACATAAGCAAGGTAGCCAACTAGTGCCTTTGTGCGTTCAAGCTGGATACGGTCCTTGTCCACTTGAGACATGTTCTTGCCGTCGTCGTTGTCCGCATGCTTGTCAGCTGGGGTTGAACCATCCTTGGCTTTCTCAGCGTCCTTGTCGTTCACCTTGCTCGTAAAGAGTGGGTTTGCGCCAGTGTTGACACCCTGATTTCTCAGTGCCGCTAGAGTTGCTGTCGTTACTCCATTGTCACGGTTGGACTGCATCTCTTGCTCAATCTCGTCTCGATATTGTTCCAGTGTCTTCCAGCCCCTGCGATACGGACCATTCGACCCAGCGTGGTCTCGCTTGCTATAGCGCAGACTGCCTTTAGTAGTCGGGAAGAAACCTGTTCGTGTTCCAAGAGCCGTCTTGAGTGGTTGCCGTAACACGCCATCGCTGTCGCTAGTGCCGTGGGTGCCGTGTCCGAGACTTGGGATGATCCTGCGTGAAACCCACCGCACGCTTGCGCGTACGTTGCTCACGAAGGTTCGAACCGAGAAGTTGCCTTGCCTGTCCATTGACATGAAGGCAGCACCGGCGCCAACAACGACTGGAATAACGACAAATACCATTGGTTGCCAGGACACAGCCGCGACTTTGACAAGAGCGCCTGCCATCCAGCACAAAGTGCTCCAGCCGAATTTAACGAGCCCGGTACCCCAGACCTTCCAAGCAACGGTTGGGCTGACGCAAACCGCAGCACCACCGACAGTGAAGAGCATCTTGCGGGCAGCAATGTTCTTATTGCTGCGTGGAAGACACTGCTCCAAAGCCTCCTCGCTGTCGACCGACCTCGTGGCCGACTTTTCGGTCAACCAGCTGAAACTCCACCACTTCTTCTCCGGTGGCTTCTCACTAGTCGACTCGTCGGTCTGCTCCTCATTGGAACCGACAATGTGTCCCGTGGCAAGCAGTCTGCGGTATGCCTTGCGCGTCGTAGTCTGTGTTCTGCTACAACTGAGGTTGCCTATTAGCGATGGCGTCTTCGGCGTTGAGGATGTTGCGGACTTTGCATCTTCGTGCGCATTGTCCGTGTTGCCCTCGTCGCTCGTCTTCTGCTGACGGGCATCCTTCTTCCGCTTCTCTGCCTCCCTCGCAGTTCGCTTCGCCTTAGCGCGCTCAGCCGCCTCCTTAGTGAGGTCTCTGGATCGTTGGGTCTGTTGAGCCTCATCCTCGACAGTCTTTGTTGCTGCCGGCTTCTTCGTCTCCTTGTCTGCCAGGTCTTTCTTGGCCTGCTGTTGCTTAGCCAGCTCCTGCTTGACCAGCTCCTCCTGGCTCTGCTCGTTCTGAGTAGATGCCTTCTTGGCGGACTTCTTCTTCCGCTTGGTCCTCTTCGTCTTCTTGCCAGCCCGCGTCGTGACTGAGTCGGTGTCCGCTTCTGTTGGCTTTTCGACCTCGACCGAGGTTGTTGTCTTGCCGCCGGGAATACCCACCCGAGGCTTCGATTTGCCAAAGTCAAACATGTCAGCAGACGCGATGTCTTCTTCGCTGTGCTTGCAACTCGTCGCCGAGTACCAAGTTTGGCTGATTGAGTCCACTGAGCAACTCGACTCAGTGTCTGACTCGAGGTCCGTTTCGACGGTAGGCTGTTTGTGTGCAGTCTGACCATCCATCCCCTTCTCGCTGTCGCCGTCTTCTAACTCGGCATACTCGAACTTGGGTTGTCCGAAGCCCGAATCGAGCTCGTAGTCTAGTTCGAAGTTCTCCAAACCATCGAGAGTCTGGCCTGTTTCGCCCAGGAAAGCATCCAGGTCGACGCCCGTCTCCTCGAATGCGTCGAGAGCGGCAAATTTCGGGGCACCACCTTTGGTGGCCTCCAGCTTGAAGCGGTAGTTGTACCTTGTGTCTGACTCGCCGCAAACAACGCTTTGCCAGTGGTTCCTGTTG